GATATGACTACATTTGCAAGTGCAGATGATGTCTTGACACTTCTGGTACATCTGGGATATCTGACTTATGATTTTGATACATGTACCGTTCATATCCCGAATCAAGAAGTACAGATTGTTTATAAAAATATCAATAAATTATAAAACATTACATAACAATAAATCACAAAAAAAAAGAAAGTAAGTTAAGAAATTATATTGACAAATATATAAGAGATCGTAAAAAAAAAGGATATACAAACTTTGTATATCCTTTTAAAGAAGTTATTTTTCTAACATTTGTTCTCTTATACAATCAAGATACAATTCATATATTGTTCGCGCAAGTTCTGTGTCAGCTAAACCTAATTTGTTTATAAATTCATAGTAACTCATATTACATACCTAACAATTTCTTCCAAGTAGTCTGCTTGGCAGTAATAACTCCATCAGGGTTTCGCATACCAATTACAGCCCTCTGATATGCTTTAACAGCACTATCAAATTTTACACCAGCGCATCCATCAGCCGTTCCGCAATTATAACCAATAGCATTCAGATACTTCTGTAATGGTAAAACAACTGTATGTTTTCGATTTCTATATTTTGAAACGGTAATTGTTTTAGATAATGTTTCTGTTCCTGCAATACCATCTGGTTTTGCGCCAATTGCTAACTGGACATCTTTAATAAATTGAGTTCTTGAATATGATGTGCTTGTGGACGGTTTATTTGTATTGGTAGATAGCATTACACCATTTGTTAGATTTGTTGTTACGTGAGAACCGTCTTTTAATATAATATCTCCTCGTAACAAATATTTGTCACTTGTAAGATATTTTGAATCTGTTAGAATCGTGGCGCCAACAGCCTTACATGCAGCACGCAATGAACTTGTAGTATTGTTTTTATTGAAGTTCTTTAATGTGTTAATATTAAGAATATATCCGGCTGCAATAATATTTGCAGATACACCAGCAGAACAGTCCGCCTCACACGCTACGCTAATTTTAGAAGCATCCCAATTACTCGCCTTAAGATGTGAATAATATGTTGTACGTTGATTCTGATCGTATCCGACAAGGTTGTTTTGTGCAGCCTTTTCTGCGTTAGTAGCAATGCATTCGCGAATATTTTCAGGGAAACGAATTACACATTTCCATCCTCCGTTATACCATGAACGGATGTGCCATTCTGTACCAGTTTGGTCTCCGGCTTTTCCACCTTTTAATCTTCTTCTTTCATCATGACCACAATTTGAAATCATAATTATACCTCCATTTTAAATAAAAAAGAGAGTGTGAAATTTCACACTCTCTTAGTAATAAATATATTTTATTTTGTATTTTTAACAGCTTGTTCTATTGTCGTGACTAAATATGTTTGGAAGTCGCCAAATATTTCGTTAATAGCAATCTTAGCGTCTTCTGAAATTAATTCTTTGGCAATATCTATTGCTTTCTGTTTTGCATCATTTTTAGCCTCGTCGTTCCATTTATCAGTTCCTTTTATATTATCTACAAAAGTTTGAGTTACCGTCATTACTGCGGTATAAATTGCTGACTGTGCAGAATCTATGTATTTATTTAATTGCTCATATTTTGCTAATTTGGTAGATGTCTGCAATTCGTCTATTTTTGAATTTAAAGCAACCATAAGTTTACCAACAACTGTTACTCCGCAACCTGTAATTATAGTAACAATAATAATATTAAAAATATCTTTAAATAATTCCATATATAAACCTCCATTTATTCTTCAGCTGGATCAGATGAGTTTTGTTCATCAGCATCGTCTAATTTACTTGTTATACTAGATAAAACAGAATCGGATAGTTCCTGAAACGGAGACGAATTTTCTATATCACTTATATCAGAATCGTCAATGTTATATTTGTCTCGCATTTTCAAAACCTCTTCAATATAATTAAGCCTAACTTTCATAACCTCTTCATATGTACTTTTTCGTATACTAGCAACATTTTGCAACCCTGTTTTTGAATAGTAACATTTATTTGTCATAGACCAAATTCCGCCAGTAATAGTTATTGCACTTACAAAGAATGCTAGATCATATAATGTTTCTATGTTGTTAATTATCAAATAAAACATAGCGATAAATCCAACAATTAATGTAACGACAAATAAAATCATAGATACAGTTGGCAAAATTTTTGAATATTCCGGTTTTCTTTTTCCTGTATTCATTTTTATATACCTCGCTACTTTGCTTTTTTATTTTTTATTACTTCTTGTAGAAGCTCAGTGTATTTTTCTTCTAGGAAACCTCCATTTAAAATATTTTCTTTATATTTTTGATTGATAATTTCAATTGATATGTCTACTCGCCCATTAGTGAGATTGTTTTCTTTAATAATTTCCTCGTATTCGTCGTATAAGCTAATGATTTCATTAAACTGTTCTCGCGTGTAAGGGCGACCAGATGCGACAGCACTAGCAAAGTCTATTATTCTCATACGTTTTTCTTCTAATGTACGCTTTAACTGCATATCTAAGCATTTATCAATTTTGTCAGAAAGGCATTCTATATCGTTTTTATTTGACAGTTGCTCTGAACGTAAGAGCTTAATTTCTTCTTGGTTTGCTATAATAATGTCATCTAGCTGTTTCCTACGTGAAGCACTTGTTTGTATTTTAAGAATTTTCGGGGCTAATACTCCCCATAAATAAGAAATGCCTTTAGTAATCTCAACTAAGACAACTAAAAGCACGATGATTATTATAACCCACATTGGGGCATTTAAATATTCTAGATTACTTATCATTATTAAAAACTCCTTTGAGTTTAATATACGTTCATTAAAATTTCTTATATTTTAACAGAATAATTTATAGCCAGAGTTTAACTGAGTTAAGTAGTGCAGAAGGTATTACCAATTCAGAACAATCAAACATAGCTACATTTGACACATCCTCTTGGGATGACGGTGCTTACTTAATTTTTAATTATTATGTTGGAGCAGGTTCTTTTTTTGAATTATTAATAA